GTCCGGCGACTACGAGGAAACCGTGAAGGAAGAAGAACTGCCGTTTTTCGATTTCGTCCGTATCTGGGACTGGTATCCAGATATGAGCGTTACGGACCTGGACAAGTCGGAAGGTTCGTTTGAACGAAACCTGATGACGAAACATGATCTCCGGAACCTGATGAAGCGGTCAGACTTCTATGCGGACATTATACAGGAATATCTGAGAGACCATCCTAACGGAGACTACGTTCCCAAGAACTGGGAAGTTGACCTGCAGGTAATCGAGATCGAGTCCGGCCAGGGCGGAAGACGCACAACCTCCATGTCCGCCAGCACCTCCGACGATATCAACCGCACCTCAAACCGGCAGATGGGAAAGAAATATGAGCTCCTGGAATTCTGGGGATACGTTGACGGTCAGGATCTCTCGGCATGCGGCATAGAGATAACCGATGTCGAACTCGAATACCAGGCGAACTGCTGGCTTCTCGGAAATAAGATCATCAGTGCCAAACTCTACGACGGGGCACTTGATAAATATAAGACCTTCTACTACGAAAAAGACGAAACAAGTCTGTTTGGTGAAGGACTTCCCCGCATCATGCGTCATTCGCAGATAGCGATTGCAGCCGGCGCCCGCATGGTTCTCGATAATGCAGCATGTGTCGCCGGCCCGCAGGTAGAGGTCAACTGGGACCTCGTCACACCGAATACAGACATCAATTCATTCTATCCCCGCAAGATCTGGTATCGAACCGGAAGGGGCATAGATGCACAGTATCCGGCCATCAGGTCGGTAGAATTTACTTCCCATGTTGAAGAACTTCTGAAAATCGTTGACGCTTTCAAACAATTCGGAGACGAGGAAACCACGTTACCGACGTGGATGATCGGGCAGATGGTGAATAACGAAACCGCCCAGGCAACATCCGGCAGGATGGCTACAATAACCATCTCCATCAAAGACGTCGTCAAGAATTTCGACTCATTCACAGAAAGAATCATCCAGGACCTCTACGCATGGAACATGGAATTTAATCCCCGACCGGACATCAAGGGCGATTACAAGGTAAAAGCCCGGGGCGTATCGTCGCTGGTGATGAAAGAGATCCGGATGCAGGCGTTAAACCAGCTTGCAACGACTATGACGCCGGAAGATTGGGTTTACGTTGACCGTCGGGACTTCCTTAAAGCGAGATTTGACGCCCACGATATCAACATCAAACTCAAAACCGAGGAAGAAGCGGACAAAGTTCGCCAGCAGATTGCCGAGGGCACCATGCAGAAACTCACCGAGGCACTTACTAAGGCCGAAATAGACTACAAGAAGGCTCAAACCATGGGTCAACTGGCAAAAGCGAAGGACCATAACGTCGAAGCGGAGACAAAAGCGGCTGCACCACCCGCAGGTGGCGAACATCCGGCCATAGTGGATGCGAATGTAGCCAAGACGCAGGCCGAAACCGACGCAATTAAGCAAAAAGCGGCGTTAGAGGGCCAAACACACGCAGCGGAACTCGCAAAAACCGGTCAGGAGATGCACCATGAGGCAGTCAGGACAGGTGTGGACATTTTGCATCAACATGAACAGCATCAGGCCGACCTTGCAGCCAAAGGAGAAGCCGTTGCCATGAAAAAAGCGGAAAGTTCACACGGAATGCAGGTAAAAGAGAAGACCGCCATGATAAAGGCGAAAATGAAACCACCAAAAGTGAAGAAGTGAGGGAAATATGGCCGATCCGAGGGAAAAAACACCGATAATCTTGAAGGACAAGGATAAATCGGAGATAATAAGCAATATACACGCCGCCCGGGGCGATTATCTGATGACAAGACTTGTCGGATTGCTTGATATCCTGATAAGTGATACGAGAAAAGAGAATGACACGGTAAGCGCTTTAGAACTGCCGAAGAACCAGGGAAAAATAGAAGGCTTTAAGGAACTGAAAAACTATATCGAAAATGGTCTTCCGGGACAGCGTTTTTAACTATTACAAATTTTTCTTGACAAAGTTACAAAACTATGCCAGATTTAGCCCAGAATAAGGTTCAGACGCTGAACGAAGAACGACTTGAGATGATTATATACAATATCGTAGTTGTACCACAAAATCTTAGCAAGGAGCAGATAATAGATGTATTAAAAGCCATTGAGGGAATTAAAAAACGGCTTCACAGACATCTTGATCGATTAGCTTAAAACTCTGTAACTTGGAGAACACAAGCCTCAAGGGAGTAAAATCCGTGGGGCTTTTTTCGTTTTAAGGAGGACAGAATGGCACGAATGGCACCACCTAATATGCCCATGATGGGAGGCCCGCCGGCAGGACCCGACACTGCGGAAAATCCTCCGGATGACCAGAAGATAATTGCACAGGTTACTAACATGCTCACCCAGGCTTTGGATCTGTTGTCGCAAATCCAGGGACCACCGGAAGCGCCAGCAGCACCACCGGGGCCAGGAGAGCAATTCGGCAATGCCTTTAATCAGGCAGCCGCAAAATAATTAGAAAGGAGTTATGGTTATGGCAGAGAAAGAGGCCGATAACAGAGGGGTATCGGAACAAGAGATTGACGACAGCCTATTTGCCGAGACTTTTGAAACGGCAGCGGAGGTAAAACCGGTTGAGGAAAAACCGGCTGAGCAGAAGCCAGCCGAAGAACCGGTCAAACCAGCGGAGACTACTGTGGCCGCACAGGAGAAACCCGCCGAACCGGTAGTTGATACGACGGTACAACAGCCGGGAGAATCCGACGAAAAATACGAACAACGCTACAAAACCCTCCAGGGTATCCACCGTAAGGACAAGGAAACCTGGGAGGCAAAAGAAGCGGAGTACAAGGCGCAGATCGAGGAAGCCAAAAAAGTAACTGCCGCACCAGCAACAACTCCAGAAAAAAAGGAAGCCGTCACACTCGCAGACATTTATGACAACCTTACCGAGACAGAGAAGGCTGAATTAAAGGGTTACGACGAGGAATTTGACGTCATTTCCAAGATGGAAGGTAGAAAAAGAGAACTCGCCATGGCGAAGTTTATGAAGGAACTGGAGACGTTCAAGACAGATATCCTTTCAAAACTCGAACCGGCGACGACCTTCATTCAGGACGCCACGAAAAAAGGCGAGGAACTCGACAAGGAGATCCATTTCAACGCACTCCAGGACGCACACGCAGACTACGAGCAATACCGGGATGACGGTTCCATTCTCAAATGGATTGAATCGAAACCCAAGTATATGCAGAAAAGTCTGCTGGAAACTTACGCATCCGGGACTGTTGAAAATGTTATCGACCTTATCACGGACTTCAAAAAAGAGAACAACATACCAATAACCGAACCCGCAATAACCCAGCCCGCAGAGACTACCAATGTTGTGAATATCGACCAGAAGAAAGAGGCGAAAAAGCAGGCTATGACGGCAGTAACAAGCCGTCGTGGAGCTGTCAACCCCGCCATGGCTGTGAAACAGGACTTTGAAAGCGTCTTTGACGAGGCTGTTGCAAGGGATAAAAAATAAGGAGGATAAGAAATGCCACCTACAACCTACGGTAGTGCCAAATATTGCCGTAGTAAAACCGACTCTAAATACCGGGGAACCCTAAACATGATTTTCATGCAAGGCAATCCGAGGCAAGCAACCGAAAGGTGTGCAGCCGCAACGACTGAACGAGTTGGCACTCAAGAAGTGAAGCGACAGTCTGGCCTCATGGGAAACCATGAGAGGGGAATCCGAAGTGTTTCCCCCGCCCGTAAGGGTCGTAACATACGGATATTACACCAAGAACGGCCGCTTACGTGGCCGTGGATTTACTCAAAAGGGCAATGCCCTATCTCTGTCTGGAGAAATTCGGTGGATGACAATCTGGCCGAATTAAAAGTCCTTAAAGTCGGGGAACATCCTACAGGACAATCCCGAGCCAATCCGTAATGGACGGTGTATCGACTATGAACGATGAAGAAATTAGAGGAGCAATAATTGGAATGGTATTAGGTGATGGTAGTCTCCCCATGGATGGCAGATCAATAAATGCTCACATGGATTTTGCTCACAGCGAAAAACAGAAAGAGTATGCGTTGTGGAAGGCAAAAATACTTGAGAATTTGACAAGTGTGCGCATTACTGATGGAAAGAGCCATTGCAAGGGAAAAGAATATCCCAAGGTAAGAGTGTTATCCAAAACCCATCCTACCTATACCCATCTAAGGAAAAGGTTTTATCATAATGGACGTAAGACCATAGATAGTTTTCTTATGGAACATCTGACTCCGATGGGTCTCGCCATTTGGTATCAAGACGATGGAAACCTTAAAAACCATGAAAATTATTTGACTCCTATGTTGGAAACCAACAACTTTAATGTGGCAGAACATGCGATTATGACGAAAGTTCTTGCGGATAAATTTCATCTTGAATTTCGCACCAATCATCTGAATGCGAAATATCTTATGCTTCGATTACGAAGGAAGGATAGAGAAAAATTCTTTGATATTATCAGAGAGTATATCCATCCAATAATGGCATACAAGATTAAAGATGATGGAAAAACATTAAGGCCGTTTGGAGATCCAATAACATATAAATGTGAAATCTGTGAACGTGAAGTTACAACTCCATTCGCTCGTAGAAATTCACCAAATAGATTTTGCATTGAATGTTATCACAGTCATCGTTCAACAATAGGGACGACTCGCAATCAGTATAGCGAGCCAAGAGATAGTCAGACCTCTATGGCAACATAGAGAGTTTATTAGAAATAATAAACCGGAGAAATCCGTAACAAAATGCAGAGCAAGTCACTTCCCGCAAACAGAACGCAGTCCATGAAGTTCCGGCGTTACAATTCGCTGGGGCTTCGCACAACGCCGCTGGTTGAAGGCGTGACCCCCGCTTCCGAGAAGTTAACCGCAACTGATATCAGCGTGACGCTGTCTCAGTATGGCGGTCTCGTAGAAATCACGGATATCATCCAGGATA